CGATGGCGATCGAGCGCCAGGCCGGCCGGCGCCGATTCTCGCTAGACCCAGGGGGGCATGTTCTAAAACCAGTGGATTTCGGCCCGCTTTGCGCCTAAGTCGTTGATTATCGTAAAGAACATATCCACGGCCGCCCCCTGTTTTTCCACGGGTTAGCCCCGTTTCTACACGGCACCGTTTCGCCGCGCATTACTCTCTCTCTCTCTTAAATTATTGAAAAGAAAGAAAGAAAGAGCATTGAAGGGAAAAAGCGCGCGCCCACAGGCAAAGGCTAGGTTTCCTCGGGTTTCGCAACTGCCTATTTTTTAATCCACGGATTCCACACGTAAAAAAACCCTCATCCGTGGATGACCCGTGGACCGCAAACCCTTATAAACAAAGGCTCTGCGGTCGGCGCCCACGCTTTCCACGCATCCACGGCGAAAACGCCCCTACCCCCCGACGAGCTGCCGGAAAGCCTCTTTTTCTGACGCCTAGACTTTGGCCGGCGTCGATCACCCGAAAAACGCATCGAACGCGCATCAAAGCGCATCAACCCGACGCCCTCGAAAACCCGCCGAAGCCCTTGCGGCCTGGGCCTGGGCGCCGGATTCATGCACCGCATGAAAACAAGAGACACAAGAAGCGCCCAGGCGCGGAGGGGTGACTGCGAAATTTCGGGGCGAAAGGCCGGTAAAACGACCCTGGGCGCCTCGGCTCCCTCGGGGGTGGCCGCGCCCCTGCCGAACCCGTAGCGGCCCGCTGTAGGGCCTGGAAACGGCCCGCCGACGCTGTTCGAGGCGATAGGGCGGGGCGCCCCCCTTGCTGCTAAACCTTTGGGCCTGGGTGAATCACAGGTGCATCGGCATGGATCGCACGCGATCCGGCTTGAGCGGTCGGCATGGCGCGCGAAGCGCGACGGGACGAGCGCGATTTATGCCGGCCTTAGCGTTTGGCGCGGCCTGCCGCGCTGAACGGTTAGGCCATAGCCCCGCCGGCTTTCAATGCTCGATGGTTTGTTGAGTGAGTGGCGTGCGTGCTCGATGCGCTGGCCGTGAGCTGGTGCGCGTGATGCGCGATGGACGCGCCAACGAGCGCGGCCTCGTTCGTCTGGATAGGGGGTTATCGTCAAGCGACGCGCGAAGCGCGGACTTGTGCTGTTCGCCCCTCACGGGGCGGAGCGCGAAGCGCGGGGGGTGGTTTTCTATCGGCCCGCGTGTGTCGTGCGCGGTTTATGAGCACGCTGCGCGCTGCCTTTCCGCGTGCGGTTTCTTGTATTTCGTTTCTTATCGTTTTTAAAGGCCCGCAAACCCAATGCTGGCGGGCGTTTGCGGGCACCTATTCGGACGTGTCTGCGGTTTCATCGGACATTTTTGCGGTCTGTCGGACATTTTTGCGGTTCTATCCACAGGCCCGAGCGGCGACTTATCCACACAACGTATCAGGACACTGGACAAACGATGTCCGAATAGACACAATCGGCTTTCGTTTGATGTTGTCCGAATAACCGCAAGGGTGTCCGAATGAAGAAGCAACACGCCGCGCTCAAGATGGACTTAGACGCGCCGATCGCCGAAAAGAATGTCAACATGAGCAACGCACTCACGCGGGCGGCGCATAGCCTGTTGCTGGCCGAGAAACGGCTTATCTCGGCGTGCATATCAAAAATCGATTCGATCCCGGCGGGCACGCCTATTTTGCAGCACGGCGCCTGGACCGTTCGTTTATCGGCGGCCGAGTATGCCGAAACGTTCGACGTTGATCTCGATACCGCATACACGCAATTGCGCGACGCGAGTGAAAAGCTCTTTAACCGTTACGTGCGGTCAACACGCGAGACGCGAAAAGGCCCCGAGGAACATAAATTCCGATGGGTGGGAGCCGTGAAGTATCACAAGGGCGAAGGATGGGTTGAGCTGCACTGGTGGCATGAGGTAGTGCCTCACCTGTACGGCTTGCGCAAAGAATTCACGTCTTACAAGCTCAAGCAAGCGGCGGCGCTTCGCTCGGCCTATAGCTGGCGCCTGTTCGAATGCTTTCAATCATGGAAGCAAACCGGCTGTTACATGGCATCCATCGAAGATTTTCAACTGGCTATGGACGCGCCGAAAAGCTGCCTCATCGATTTCAAAGCCTTGCGCGTTCGCGTGATCGAACCCGCCGTGAAGGAGCTGCGAGAAAAGAACGGACTAGAAATCGAATGGGACGTGCGCCGCGCCGGCCGCAAAGTAATCGGACTTGAATTCAAGTTTCGCCCCGATCCTCAAAAAGCGCTGTTCTGACACGACCGCAGAAATGTCCGAATAGACCGCCCCGCAAACGCATGCGGGGCGGGGCTGCGATCGTCAACCGCAAAAATGTCCGAATAGACGCCTATTCTTACGATTCGAAAGCAAAACGCCAGGCCCCCGCACTGCGGAGCCTGGCGTTTGTCATTGGGAGTAGGGCGGGGCGATCCTAGCGGCGGCCCTATGCGGCTCTCTTGATGCCGTATGGATTGAACCGCACAACCTCGTCGCCGAGCCATTCGTTAAGCTGCATGAAGCGCCTTTGCAGGGGTTCGATTTCGTTCGCACCGAACACCTCGGCGGCCGTGTCGGCGGCGCCGAAACCGCCGGTATTGCTCGGCACGATCCCCATGAGCTGCGGCGGGATGCGATGCGCGGCGAGCAAGTCGTCGCGCGTGACATTCTTGATGTTGAAAAACTCGTCTTTCGCAGTGACCTCGGAAACCGGAATGAGCTGTATGCCGTCTTTCTTGCCGGCCGGCGCGTACATGAAAAGGTTTCGGAAATTGCCTGGCCCCTTGCTGTTTTTCAACGCCTCGCGAAGTTTGTCGACATCCTCTTGCGATTGCGCCGCGTCTGTCATGTACAGAATAAAGCCGGCGTGCGAACCGTTCTCGTAATACCGCCGGCGAAAGAGCGTCGCCGATTCATTCAACCAGGCCGCGTGCAGGGCGCCGAGATATTCCGGCAAGCCGTACACCTCCTGGTTAATGTCCGGTTCCATCAAGTGATAGATCACACCGGCATCGAACTCGTGTTCGACCTGCCAACCGTTGACCTGGTAATAGCCGAGCAAGTCGACCGAGCGGCGCACGTATTTCGCCGGCGCGCGTTTGAGCGGCAAGCGGCTGTTAAGCCTGCTTTTCGGCGCCTCGATCGGGGCATTACCGAACACCAGGAAATCGAGCGCCCACTTGCCGAACTCGTCGCGCGAAAGCAACTTGTGCGGAATGAACGTCGACGCGAGCACGTTGCGTTTGAAGTAGATAGCCGAGCTGTGATGGACGCCGGCGCGAAAGGTTTTCGCCAGGCCCGAGAATGACACCGGCGGCTCGAACCATTTGCCGGCCGACCACGTTTCGACGTAATCGAGAATTTCGGGGCGATCCATCACCGGGATAGGATCGCCGAAGGTGAAAGCCTCGGCTCTCGCCGGCGCGGCCGGCGTCGGCTGCTCGATGCTGTTTTGTCGCTTGCTCACGTTGAAAACTCCATAAAGCCGGTATTGTTGAAAGTCGCACCCTCAAGCGGTTCATTGCCGAGCGCGTGCAGGCACGCCCAGGCCAAATCCGCATGGCCCGTTTCCTCGTTGCGGCTCGCCTCATACGTGACCCGCTTTCCGCTCGGCGTCATGGTTTTACGGATTGCCATAAACGATTGCGCCAAGTCAGTCCAACCGGCATCGAATTCGAGCCGGCCCTTGCCGATCACCGACAAGCCTTTGAGCACGAGACGGCCTTTAACCTCGGGCGAGTAGTTGAGCGCGACCGCGCTCGGATAGAACTGTTTGACGATCTGATAAACGCCCTGGCCGATGCCTGTCGTATCGATCGCCATATAGGCGACGCTGTATTGCTCTGTGACCTTGCGAATCGCCTCGGCCTGGGCCTCGAAATCCATGCCGCGCCATTGGGACTTGTGCAACACGCGGAACTTGCCACCAGGCACCGCCGGCGGGGCGACGACGATCAAGCCGGCCGAGTCGCCGGAAAGCGCTGGGTCGTAACCAACCCACACGGGTTTATAGCCGAACGGCCGCAACGCGAACGGCTTGAAATCCTCGTGCCACTCATCCCACGAGTCGATCATGCAACGTTGAAGATCGGCGAGCGGAAAGATCGACGCCGTATCGTCGACGAACTGGCACATCAAGAGATTCGCGTAATCCTGCGCACTGTATTCGAGGCGTAGCTCGTCGATATCGAACAAGTCGCACCCGCCGGCGAGCGCATCCTCGACCGTCACAATCTGGCGCCATTGCCGATCCTCGCAAAGCCGGCCGCCGGCGAGCGTCTTATGCGTTACGTCTAGGTGAAGGTGATCGACTTTCGCACGGCCGCGATTGAAGTGATCGCCATTCCAAAAGGTGTACGCCGGATGGCTGATGCTCGAAGGCGTTGAGAAATATGTCTTTCGCCAACGCTTGTGCATCGCCATGCCCGAGGCGACCTTGTTCAATTCCGTAAAACCGCCAGTCCAAAAATACTCGTCGAAATAAAAGTTACCGTGATAGCTCTGTGCCGTGCGTGCGTTCGTGCCGAGGAAATAGAGAATCGCGCCATTCGGCAAAATGATCGGCTCGCCGGTTAGCTCAACGTCGGCGGCCTCGCGTGCGAACTGGCAAATGTACTGCCTGAAAACGTGCGCCTGGGCCTTACTCGCCGACAAGAAAATTTGATTGCGGCCCGTGCCGATCGCATCGTCTAGGGCCTCGCGTGCGAAATACCAAGTCGCGCCGATCTGGCGGCTCTTGAGAATGTTGCGCGTGCGCTGGTGAGCCTGCCGAAACCATACCTTTTGATAGTCGAAAAGCGAATCGAGAAACGCCTCGCGAATCCGCTCGGCCTGTTCCTCGCTGAACGCGTTACGCGCGGGTTTCTCTTTGCGCGGCGCCGTGTTGCGTGCCTCGATGTTCGGGTTTAAGTCGCTCTCTTTCCCTGTCTCCCCGTATTTGCGCACCCGTGCCAGGCGTTCGACCTGGCGCCCGAGCAAATCGATTTCTTTGAAGTCGCGGCCGTCTTTATCGCCCTTGGCAATGAGCACCGCCAGGCGCGTTTCGAGCGACGACTCGATGCGCTCGATCGGCTCGGCCTCGGCCCACTTGTCGCGCTGTTTCCATGCCTCAACGGTCGGCCGCTTTTCGCCTAAGTGCCTGGCGATAGACGAGACGCGCCAACCCTGCCAGTAAAGCGCGCGCGCAATACGGCGTGGATCGAGATTGTTATCGAGGGCGGGGGCAATGTCGGCGGTTTCTAGCATGGCCTCAAGTTTCCCGCGCCGCGCGCGCGCAAGCACGCTTAACACCTTGTATCCAAAGCGAAAACAATCGCCGCGCGTTGAGTCATTGCGCTATCGAACGCAAGATATCAACTCACGTTGAACCCATACCGAACCCCCCGGAACCCTGTTGGAGAACTAACGATGCAAAAACGCAAGTTGTCGCTTATGTCGTTCGCCGTTGCGGCGATCGCGTTCGCTTTCACGATGGACGCACACGCGGCGACGCTCGCCGTGAGCACGGTTCTCAATCACGCCGATTTCGTCGGCACGCTGGCATCGCACGGCGCCGGCGCCGGCCTGGGCGCTCTCGGCCTGGCCGGCATGGCGATCGGCTCGACCGCCGACGCGACGCAGCTCGCCAAGTCGAAAATGTTTCGCGTTGCTGTCGAAGGCGCGACGACGGACGGCCGCACGATCGAACGCGCATGGCTCGAACAAATCGCGGCGAACTACTCGGCCACGAAATACGGCGCACGCGTGAATCTCGAACACTATCGCGGCATCGTGCCCGATGGCCCGTTCAAGGCATACGGCGACGTTCTCGCGGTCGAAGTGCGCGAACTCGACGGCGAATTCGCCGGCAAGCTCGGCCTCTATGCGCAAATCCAACCGACCGCCGAACTCGTCGCACTGACGAAGGCAAGCCAGAAGATTTACACGTCGTGCGAAATCGATACGTCGTTCGCCGACTCGAAACAAGCCTATCTGATCGGCCTGGCCGTGACCGATAGCCCCGCAAGCCTCGGAACGGAAATCCTTTCTTTCGCAGCTCAAAACCCGGCCGCGCATCCCTACGCAGCTCGCAAGCAAAACCCGGCGAACCTGTTCACCGTCGCCGAAGAAACCGCGATCGAATTCGAAGCCGAGGCGCAAACGCCGACGCTGCCGGCGCTGTACGCCCGCGTTAAGGAAGTGCTCGGCCTGGCGAAGAAGAAGGGCGCGGCCGACGACTCGCGTTTCGCTGACGTAGCGCAAGCGGTCGAAGAACTCGCCACGCACGGCGCCGAGCAATCGCAAGCCCTGGCCGCGAGCGAGATTCGCGTCGCCGAGCTGGCCGCCCAGCTCGACGAGCTGGTGAAGGCACGCGAAGCCGATCGCCAAGCATTCGACGAGCTGCACACGCAGCTCTCGACCACGAGCACCGGCACCACGCGCCCCGCGTCGACCGGCGCCGGCGCAACCGTCGCGACCGACTGCTAACCCGCCCCCCTAGGCACTCACTCGACCTTTATCGGAGCACACGCAACATGCAAAACAAAACCCGCGAGCTGTTTAACGCCTATCTGGCGGCAATCGCGAAGCTCAACGCGATCGCCGACGCGTCGAAGAAATTCGCCGTGTCGCCGTCGACTCAACAAACCCTGGAAGCGCGTTTGCAGGAATCGAGCGCCTTTCTCGCATCGATCAACGTCGCGCCCGTGACCGAGCAAATGGGCGAAAAGCTCGGCCTCGGCATCGGCGGCCCGATCGCCGGCACGACCGACACGAAGGTAAAGGACCGCGAGACGATCGACCCTACCGACGTGGATGCAAACGGGTATTTCTGTTTTCAGACGAATTTCGATTCGCATATCCCGTTCGCGAAGCTCGACATGTGGGCGAAGTTTCCGAACTTTCAAACCCTCATTCGCGATCTGATCCTCACGCGTCAAGCGCTCGATCGCATCATGATCGGTTTCAACGGCGCGTCGCGCGCGGCCTCGTCCGACCGTGCGGCAAATCCGATGCTGCAAGACGTCAACAAGGGCTGGTTGCAACACTACCGCGAGCAAGCACCGCAACGCGTGATGGATCACGGCGCCGTCGCCGGAAAGATCACGATCGGCGCGGCCGGCGATTACAAGAATCTCGACGCGCTGGTGTATGACGCGAAAACGTCGCTGATCGACCCGTGGCACCGTCAAGACACGCAGCTCGTCGCGATCCTCGGCGACGCGCTGATGAAAGACAAGTATTTTCCGATCATCAACCAGGACAACAAGCCGACCGAGCAAATCGCGGCCGACCTGGTGGTTTCGCAAAAGCGCGTCGGCGGCCTGCCGGCTGTCACGGTTCCTTACTTCCCGGCCGATGGCGTTTTGATTACGCGCCTCGATAACCTGTCGCTGTACTACCAGGAAGGCGCACGCCGTCGCTCGATCGTCGAAAACGCAAAGCGCGATCGCATCGAAAATTACGAGTCGTCTAACGACGCGTATGTCGTCGAAGATTTCGGCGCCGGCTGTTTCGTCGAAAACATCGAACTGGCGGAGTAACCGAGCATGAAAAGCCCCGCCCAACGTCACTACGAACGCGTATCGGCCGCGCGAGCTGCGGCCTCGGCTGCGCCTGGCGAATCCCTCGCCGGCGCCAACGCTTACGAGCTAATGCTCGTGAAGTTGTCAACCGATCGTCGACGCCTCAAATCTATCGCCTCGATTCAAGCAAAAATCCAGGTGAAGCGCGACGAACTGTTACCCGAATACGTCGAATACGTATCGGGCGCGTTGAGCGGCGGGCGGGGCGCCCAGGATGATGTTTTAACGACCGTGATGATATGGCGCGTCGACGCTGGCGACTTTGCCGGCGCGCTCGAAATCGCCCGCTATGCGCTCGCGCACCGGATGACCTTGCCGGACCAATACGACCGGCCGCTCGCGACCGCGATCGCCGAGGAGTTTGCCGAGGCTGCACTCGCATCGTTCAAGAAAGGCGCGATGTTCATTCGCGTCGACGGCGCGCAGCTCGAAGAAATCGCGCAGCTCACCGCATCGGCCGATATGCACGACCAGGTGCGCGCGAAGTTGCACAAGGCCCTCGGCCTCACCGCCGAACGCGACGGCAACATGCCGGCCGCCCTCGAACACCTACGCCGTGCGCTCGAACTCGATGCGCGCGCCGGCGTAAAGCAAGACATTGCACGGCTTGAGAAAGCCGGCAATGCGACCGGCAAGTAAGCCGGCCGCACGTAAAGAGCCAACCCCGGCCGAGGCGGCGCCGGCTGACGATCGCAAAACCGGAAGGCAACGCGATCCGAAGCCGGCCCACCGCCTCCCTTTTTCCGAGCTGAGACAATGACGAGTTTTAACGCGATCGCATCGCCAACCATCACGCCCGAGCCGAACCCGCCGGCCGCCTCGCTGATCGTTGAAAACATCGCATGGTTTCCGGCTGTCGACCTGGCCGCAATGCGCGAAGCCGTGCGCCTCGATGGCACCGTGACACATGCACGGCTGCGCTCGGCCGTGATCGACGCAATCGACGAAGTAAATCGCGAGCTGGCGAGCTGGCGCGCAACGCACCAGGCCGCCGGCGTTGCATCGCTCGCCGAGCTGCCGGCCGACTCGATCGGCGGCGAAAGCGTGCAGCTCGCGCGCTATCGTCGCGCCGTCTATTTCCTGGCGCGCGCCGATCTCAC